TGTATCCTGAGTGCGAGTCGGGAATATGCGAGAGAGGTGCTTGAGAGAAGTTGGGTAAAAAACCCCATCTATGACAAAGTCCTTGCCATATGTGAACCCTGATGTAGAAGCCAAACACTCTTCAGGCTTGACCTCCTGTCCAAGTTCTCGGAATGTTATCTCTATCGCCTTGAGGATCTCCTCTGTCACCTGATCAGCCTGCCGAGGATTCACATACCGGTCTCGCGGCAGTGAAACCCTCAAAACCTGGTTATCCCCTTGCCCGATGATCTCAAACTCTACCCCGAAGGGGGAAAGAGCCTTGTAGATAGCGGCTATCGTGACTATAGTCCAGGCTTTCTGCCCAATTCCCTCAAAGCCGCCAACATGCCCAGACCAGGCTATCCTTGATGGGAGCGGGTCTGCCTGGGTGTCCACGGGGGAAAGAGGAGGAAAGGAAGGGTGGCGCAGTAGGCACAAGGATTCCGAGAAGAAGTCATGGATGTAGTCGAAGAGTCCGGTAACTCCATAGAGATCGTTTAGGTCCTGGAATATCGGATCAGTGGTTGTCTTTCTCCAGTTCAAATTCCAGGAAGTTAAGTCAATCTCTACAAAAAGAGGGTAGTATCTCGGGTGGGGGCTGGCTGAGTTCTCGGACATCTCTAAGTACCTCTTTCTTAGATCCACACCTGAAAGAGTCATTGTCTGCTGGGGGATATCCTTGAAGACTCCTTCTGAGATGTTGTGTTCGTTTAGGACGAAAAATGTGCGCATCTCTAACACCATCATGGAGAACATCCGGGGGTCGTCTGCTTTCATTTCCCTCTCCTTTGGGTAAACACAGACAATCTTCCATCCTCCAGGCACCTGGCGGGTCTCAACTATACGGACAATCTCAGGCATGTCAAACTGTTCCCTGCGGAGTACCTCTAGTAGGGCGCGACGATCGGTAAATGGCTCGGGCACCCTTTCCGGTATCCATTCTTTCCATGTGGACCATATTTGGCTCCGTTCCACAGATATAGCCTTGTCCGTGATGAGGCTCAGGAAGTCTTCACCCTGATCGTAATCGTACTCCTGGCAAAAGCGAGTTGTGTCCCAATCTTCAAGCTTGTAATTGTCCGCCGTCAAATTGAGCTTAGGGTTGGGGGACAAGCTCAGCTCTTCGAGTGAGCTTCGGCCCTTAGTCCCCGGGTAACGAAGGAATGACAGCTTCGGGAGTCGGTTCTGGCGCAGGAAGAAGTTACGAGCGTACATGTGGCAGAACCAACGCCTAAGAGAAGTAGGGGCAAAAGGCGAAATTAGTTTGTCTTCCGTGGCGATTGCTGCCGACTTCCCAAGCCCC